AATAACTAACCCCATCCAGGGTGATGGGTTTTAAGAAATCGTGAACGTCCCATCCGTAGTCTTGAATTCCCATATCACCATAATCCAGCTTTCCAAGCAGCTCAGGGTTTTCATCCACAAAACGCACGATTCGGTGTTCATGGTTGCCCATCGTAAAGTCTTTTTTGGGCAAATACTTCTCTTTAGCAGTGCGGTTAAAATCGTCTAAGGGCTTCAACAAACGTTCCATACCCCTACGCCCTGCCTTAATGTCGTCAACGTATCTACGACCCTCAAAAGCCAATTTGCCCCTATCGTAAGAGGATAGAGAGGGCATATCCCAGTGATCGCCAATGTGAATAATGTTGTCTGGTTTTTTGTCTACAATGAAATTGCCGATATGCTCAAGATGGTCTAAATTGACGTTAGGCTTGCATTGAGTGTCGGGAATGATTAGGTGCATTTTTCCAAGTCTTTGCTTGGTATAAATGCGCTCTTTAATCTTCTTAAACGTTGGTTCAAGACCTAAAATTGTGGCGCGTGTTACACGATATTCTAAAGTCTTGCGTGGGATTTTAATGCCCCCGTTTTTAATGGCTTTATAAGGTGATCCGTATTCCTCAACTAAATTAAGAGATTCTATTAGTTCTTCACGCGGAGTTGACATTTTTGCGCCTTTTTAATGTCATCACATCAATCGGGTGCCCCGTGTCTGGGTCAAATTTGGCAGCACACTCTATCGCCTGCAATGGGGTTGCGCCCAAAGACATAGCAGCTAATGCAAATTCTGCCCCGCTTCCAATTGCGTAAAACTTAGATCGAATCTGATAAAATTGCGCGGTTCTGGTGTCAAATAAACACAACCCAGAATGGGTGAGTTGCAATACGTCTAATTCCGCCTCGGCTTCTAATTGCTCGCCGCCTTCGTATAAAAACTTATAAAGTTTTAAGATTAAACCTTGATCACCCGCCGCACCAAATATCGACCCATCAGATAATTCTTTAAGTTTATCTATTTGAAAATGAACACGATCGGTCGAACATTTGGAATCAGCCGCTATTTGTTTATGGGTAACAGATGCTGCGATGGTGGTCATTTAAGATCAGCCATCAATAAGCCGAGGTTTGCAAAAGCGTACCCGGAAAAGATAATAGCCATGCTTAGTTTGCCCTCAAAAAATGAACTTAAAGCGATCCCACCATAAATAATGGTGACTATCACTAACAGCGTGGTACTCATAATGTTTTGATAAAGCGTGTTGGGATTGTTTGGTCTGTTTTGATTTGGGCGTTTTTTCTGCGTTCAATTTCCCGATTCAAATACCAGATAGCCTTTTTCAGGTCTTGAATATCGTCAACACCTTCCTTAATCCCGGCTCGCCACAAATACTTAATAGCGTTACCAAGGCAAAAGTTAAGATGTTCTGTGATTTGGATACATTCAACACCGGAAGGGTGAGAGCAATAATGTAACGGATTGTTGACCTGTTCGCTCAAAATGCCTCCAAAAAAAGCCCCGAAGGGCTTTAACTATGCAGTGGGTGTACCAGTAGCTACAGCAGTGGGTGTACCATTAGCTACAGCAGTGGGTGTACCATTGGCTACAGCAGCGGAAGCGCCAGAAGTAGCCGTAGCAGTTGCTTGAGCCGATAAATAACTCAGAGTAGCCGTGGTTACATTAGCACCTGCGGNTTGCAGTGCAGCGCGTCCTGCGGTTAATGCAGCAGTAATAGCACCTGNTTCACCACCTGTAGCCAGACCACCTAAAGCAGCAGTTACCATAGTCTTGAATATAGTCCCTGCATTGCTTTCAGCAGCCGCTTCAAAAGCTGACCATGCACCGTTAACTACAGTTACCAGTTCAGCGCCTAATGAAGATGAGTTTGTAATCCATGATTCTACTGCGGCAATATCTGCTTCTACAGTTGCGAAAAAACTTGTCATTTTATTCTCCTAGATTAGTATTACATTTAAAACCAGCTACAAATGGGGGCCATCCCCCATTTTCAGCGATTATATATGATTCAATTTCGTTAGTTGCTGCCTGATCCATCCCCTCCGGTATTGCTAGTGATGCCCACGGACGGCATCGCGTGAACGATACTGTTGAACAGGCTGACAAAAGAAGCAATACCCACAGCAATACCGTTAATCGTATCAGAGTCAACATTGAAATTGTATCCGAAGCCTTTTGCTACCACCAATCCTGCGGTCAGTAAAACTGTGAGGCTGTTGATTAAGTGTGCCCGATTGCGCCATACATCCTTGTGAGCTAAATCTTTTCCCTGTTGAAACAAGGTAAAAAACGCCTTGAATTGGTCTATCATACAATGGTTCCTCCTGATTGAAGATCAGCAATAGATAATCCACCAGTATACTGGAAATGAGCCATTTCCTTAAACGATACCCAATCACCAGCCCATTCTAATCCTTGTGCTTTACCGATTGTGGATACTTTCGCCCATATGGGTTGGGTAGTGTCCCATACGCATTTGCCATTAACTATAGGGCAGACATCAACCGCACAGCGATACTGATGATAAGATTGCCCGCCTTTGGCATTGGTAACTACATAACCAGGAGTAGTACGGCCTTGGGCATAGAGAGCGTCTTGCGATTCAGCATCACGATAACTCGAAGTAATGATAAGGTCTATGTCTGCGGCTGCACAAGCATTAATAAACGCTTGTACCATTGGTTGCACTACAGGCAATAAATCGGTAATGACTCTTGAATTTATCATTTCGGGCCTTTTGTGGAGGCTTTGGCGGCCTTAACAGGCGCTTTGACAGGCTTGGTAGTCTTGAGAGCTTTGGATGGCTTGGGAGTCGATTTGACAGGTTTAAGCTCAACAGAATCTGCAACTGCCACTGAAGCGATTGGTTTAGGTCTTAATAGTGCTGCGATCTGCTTAAACATTATTTATCCGCCTTGGTGTCAAGTTTGTCGAGTATTTTGTCCAGCTTTTGAAATATTTGATTAGTAACGCTTTGAAAGTCTTCACGTTTGACATAATGATCAGATACCTTTACTTCAAGATTATTGATCTGTCTTGCTAAAGAGGATTGATCGGCAACGATCTTATCTTGATTTTTGGATAGCTCTTTTGACCACCAGCCAATTACACCCGAGGCTATTGTGGCTAAAACGGCTATAGCTGCAACTATTGCTGACCAATCCATCACTCTTACTCCTCAGAAGGTGTTTCAGCTTCTGCTGGATCAGCTTTAGCTTTAGTTTCTGTAGGCACTGGAGCTTCTACAGCAACGGGGGTTTCAACAGGAATACTGGCTTCAATTTCATCGATCAATTTACGGATTTCTTGACGAACTTCTGAAGACGCATTGATTAAAAATTGCTTGATTGAAAACATAGTTTTTCCTTAATATTGTCCTTTATTTAATTATCTTAATTCCATCCAAATGGATGGTGGTGTTGAATTTCCAGTATAATCTACGCTATAAGTTGCTCCAGCAGGAACTATAAATGAAATTCCACCTTGTCCATTATAAGTACCTTGCCAACCGATATTCATTCCAGCAACAGTAGCAGAATAACCAAATCCATTACCAGCCTCACCACTTATCATTACTGATATTGGATAAGCTGGAGCAGTATAAGTTGAACCAATACTACGACTAGAAAGTACATTTTGCCAAGCTGTCCCATTAAAACCTAATCCTTGATTAACTGGCACATAACCAAGAGCAGAAGTTACATCCGAAGCATTTAAAGTTACTGCACCTACTCGAGCATTAAAACTTGCAACAGCAGATGTGGTAGAAAAGTAAATATTTACTCCGTCACCATAAATGGTAGTGGCTTGATTATTGTTTAAAGTAATGCCAGTGCCACTAGCAGTTTTTATCTGAAGCGGGAATCCGCCAGTAGTGTTGTTAATGACAATCCAATCACTTTGGAAATTAGGCATTGTTATTACACAAGTGCCTGATATACTCCCAGTAAAACTAATAATAGGATAAGCAGCCTCTAAATTGGTTACGGTAAAGCTAGTGCCTGATATAGATACGGGAATTAAACCATAAAATCCTGTAGGAACCCATCCAGCACCACCACTATCAGGATTGTTGCTATTATTTTCAGCAGTGCTAATCCAAAATCCTACACCCGTAGAACTTTGAATAATTGCGCCTTTAGGGTATCCACCTACTGTTGTTGCAAAAGTCGGGTCAAAGGGGAAAAATCCGCCTGCTTCTTGC